TAAGCTATAAAGCTATCCACTCACCACATAAGTATCAAAGACATAAGAAAATAAAAAAACCCCAAACGCATAAGAAAATAAAAAAACCCCAATAAGAAAAAATCCGCCCATAAAATTTTATAATGAATAGCATATCGGGTAAAAAAATCCGCCATAAAAAAATCCGTCATAAACCCCCAACACCTTATTGGAATTTTTGGAAGGTAGTATTTGCTGGGTGGTTAATTCGATATCCAAAGACTTTTATGAGAGTTATTGGAATTCCAATTGGAATTATATTTGTGTACATATATAATGCGTTCAAATGAAGAATAAGATGGATAATTTATATCACATTTACATAAAAAATGAATGCATATATCATTCGTTACCAAAGGAAGAATTTGATAAGTTATGGGATTTTGCACAAAAGCTAACATGGTTAACTGATATAGATCCAGACGATATACAATATGAAGAAGTGGTAGTGAACAGACAATTAATTTCAAATTCGTCTTATTGACATATTCTAAATAGAACGCTACAATTAAGCTACAGTTTATTAATTTTTTATGTCTTTGTTACAAAAATTTTATAATAAATTGCCGGATATTCTTAACGAAAACTCTTGTTGGGAATGGGAAGGAATGATAGATTCATATGGGTATGGAAGTTTTTCATATAAGGGAAAAACTTTCAAATCTCATAGACTAATGTATGAAATTCATTATTCAGAAGCACTAAACGATCTCCATTGTTTACATAAATGTGACAATCGCAAATGTGTAAACCCAAATCATCTTTTCTCAGGAACAAATTTAGATAATGTAAAAGATAAAGTTGAAAAAGAAAGATGCTATACCGGAAATCAAAAAGGAGAAAATAATGGAGCATCAAAACTCACTGACAAACAAGTAGTCGAAATAAGAAATCTATACAAATCTGGTAAGTACACGACATTCAAATTAGGAGACATGTATAATGTACATCGTTCTACTATCTCCTACATTATAAACAACAAAACCTATACACATTTATTGGAGGAATGATCATGCCGAAAGGTTTTACTGTAAAAGCGAAAGCTCCCATTACTGAGAAGAAAGAAGAATGGGATTATGAACAAATTAAAGAAAGAATGAGAGGAAAGAGTATTGTCTTCTGTTTACCTGGCAGAGGATGTTCTTTCACATTTCTAAAGTCATTTGTACAATTATGTTTTGATCTTGTACAAAATGGCATGAGTATTCAGATTTCTCAAGATTACTCTAGTATGGTAAATTTTGCACGATGCAAATGTTTAGGTGCCAATGTACTTCGTGGACCAAAGCAAGTTCCTTGGGATGGCAAGCTACAATATGATTATCAACTATGGATTGATAGTGATATTGTATTTGATAGTGAAAAGTTCTGGCAACTATGTGATCTAGCTCTATCAGAAGATGGAGAAGAAAAGGAGATTGTAGCTGGTTGGTATTGTACAGAAGATGGTCGTACTACATCAGTTGCACATTGGCTCGAAGAAGAAGAATTCCGTCAAAATGGTGGAGTGATGAATCATGAAACAATAGATAGCATCAGTAAGCGTCGTAAACCATTTACAGTTGATTACACTGGATTTGGTTGGGTTCTAATTAAAAATGGAGTGTTTGAGAATTTAGAATATCCATGGTTTGCACCGAAGATGCAACAATTTGAATCTGGTGCAGTACAAGACATGTGTGGAGAAGATGTTTCATTCTGTCTGGATGCAAAAGATGCAGGGTTTGAAATTTGGTGTGATCCACGAATTAGAGTAGGTCACGAGAAAATTCGTATTATATGATCAACATCCTTTATAAAGGAAGAAAAATTTATACAAATCTTACAGAAGAAGAATCTACAGAAATTCTTCTTGAACTCGCAGAAAAGTCTTACGATGGCGAGATTGATGCAAACGAAATTGAACTGGAGGTTTCAGAATGGCCAAAATAAAAAGTCTGAGTGGATCAGATAAGATTGAATCCAAACCCAAAAAGACTCGACAAGGTAATGGGAAACATACAAAATATGCTGCATCGAGCAGAAATTCTGCAAGAAAAGTATATCGAGGTCAAGGATAAAACTAAATAATTTTTTATGGAGTCTTATGACTCTTTTTTTATGTCTAAAAGAGATTATATTTTAAACTGGATACATGAAGTATCTAAGATAAGGCCAGAATTGGGTGGATTTGCTGTGTGTCCTTATGCAAAATCAGCCCTTTATGAGATTATAGATACTAATGTAGGAAAAATAGAACCCGTAGACGGATATGATGTGGTCATATTCATTATTGAGGATGAATTAGAATTAGATGAAATCAGAAAATGGGTAAAATACTATAATATAAAACATCAAGATTGGAAATTTTTTGAAGATTGTGGGTTATATTCTACATTTATTAATGGAATTCAAACAAATAATGGAAAATATAATTTAATTTTAGCACAACCAAAACAAAAATTAAGAAAATTCAGAGAAAAATTAGCAAAAACTGAATATTATTCATATTGGGATCACAAATACTTGAATGAAATCCTTGGAGATGACTATGATATAATAACCATGGGATAGTAACCCCATAAAAAGTTCTGATTTTACTAATCAGGAGAAAAAAATGACAAAAAAAGTAGATAAAAACTTAAATTACATGAAAACTGTGTGGGGAACTCAGTATTTGTCAAGTGAATATGGATGGGAGGAGAAAATCGAAAGACAAAGGATGCTCCGTGAGATTTCAAATGACAATCTAACACCAAAAAAACATGATTTTATCATCCAAAATGAGTTACATTCTCAAATTCGTAATGATGATGATTATGACGATTGGGAATATGGAACCGAACCGTTGTATGAAGTTAAAAAATAATGAATAAATAAGATAGAATTCATCAATTCGATGCCATTAGAACGAGTAAGTAAAGAATTTAAAGACATAAGTATGTCATTTCAAGTAAATCCTTTTACTTACGATTTAATTGCAATTAAAAATGAAACTGCGATATCTCGTTCTGTTAGAAATTTAGTATTGACTTTACAAGGAGAACGATTTTTTAATCAGAATCTTGGTTCTGGAGTAAATAAGTTACTCTTTGATAATATGGATGAACTTACTGCTGCAAGTATACAGAGTGAAATTAGAACAGTCATCAATAATTATGAGCCAAGAGTAGAATTAATTTCAATTAATGCGACTCCAAATTATGATGAAAATCAATATGATATTAATATTGTGTATCGCATTATAGGTATTGATGTTTTACCACAGCAATTATCATTTGCACTCATTCCAACTAGGTAAATGACACTAGTAAATTTTACTAATTTAGATTTCGATCAAATTAAAGCATCGATAAAAGATTACATCCGATCTAATTCAAATTTTACTGATTATGATTTTGAGGGATCAAATCTATCAGTAATTGTTGATATTTTGGCATATAATACTTACATTGCTTCATATAATGCTAATATGATTAGTAATGAAGTTTTTATAGATTCGGCAACCTTAAGAGAAAATGTAGTATCTTTAGCAAAAAATATAGGGTATTTACCAAAATCAAGAACTACAGCTAAAGCAAATATTAGCTTTTTCGTGGATTTAACAAATAATATAAGAACACCTGATTATGTAACATTAAAAAGAGGAATCGTGTGTAATTCCTCAATTGCTACTAATTCCGAAAATTATACCTTTTGTGTTTTAGACGATATTACTGTACCAGTAACCAATGGTATAGCATTGTTCGATAATATTACTGTATATGAAGGAAGTTACATGACTTCCAGTTTTTTGGTTGATTCTTTAAATCCAAACCAAAAGTTTATTTTAGAAAATCCAAATATTGACACTACGACTATCAAAGTTTCTGTAAGAGATACACAACAAAGTTCGGTAAAAAGACCTTTTGTTTTAGCAGATACAATCATAGGAATCAAATCATCATCAAAAGTTTATTTTTTACAAGAAATTGAAGATGAAAGATATGAATTAATTTTTGGTGATAATATATTTGGACAAAAATTAAACTCTGGTAATTTCGTAGAAGTTTCATATTTAATATCAAACGGAAATTTGGCCAATAAGATTAATTCTTTTAATTTTATTGGTAAAGTAATAGACGATTCAAATTCGGTATTGACAGGAGATTTTTCTTTAATCACTACAAATTCAATTTCTGATGGTGGACTAGAAAAAGAAACAATTAGTTCAATCAAAAAATATGCACCGAGAGTGTATTCTGCTTATAACAGAGCAGTGACAGCATCAGACTATGAATCAATTGTAACAAAAATATATCCAGAAGCAGAATCAGTTGCCGTATATGGTGGAGAAGAATTGGATCCTCCACAATACGGAAAAGTTTTCATTGCAATTAAGCCAAAATATGGTGGATCATTTTTGTCCAATTCTATTAAAAATAATATAAAACAAGATTTAAAAAAATATAGTGTAGCAGGAATATTACCAGAAATTATAGATTTAAAATATTTGTATATTGAAACAGATTCAGATGTATATTATAACCAAAATTTGACTTTAAATGTAAATGACGTTTCTAGTCAGATTAAACAAAATATACTTGAATATTCAAACTCCAATGACTTAAACCAGTATGGATCTAGATTTAAATATAGTAAATACCAAAAATTAATAGATGATAGTAGCGAAGCGATAACGTCTAATATTACTAGAATTAAAATTAGAAGAGATCTTCTTATCAAACTATATCAACCGACAATTTATGAGATTTGTTTTGGTAATGCATTTTTTGTAAGAGATTGTGATGGATTTAATATACAAACATCTGGATTTAAAATAAGTGATTTTTCGGATACTGTTTATATTTCTGATGTGCCAGTAGATAATGACAAAGAAATGGGAGAATTGATATTATTTAAATTAGTAGCATCAAATGAACCACAAATATTAAGAAGAAATATAGGAACAATAAATTATATAAAAGGTGAAATTAACATATCTACATTAAACATTATATCTACATCTAAAAATTCTGGAGGAAATCCAATTATAGAAATTTCTACTACACCAAAATCAAATGATGTAGTAGGATTACAGGACTTATATTTGCAACTAGATATTAATAAAGTCAATATCACAATGATATCTGATAAAATAACATCAGGAGAAAATCCATCTGGTTATAATTACATTTCTTCTTCGAGCTACAAAGAAAATAACTTAACGAGACAATAATGATCAATAATAGAGTTAAAATATCATCAATAGTAGATACCCAACTACCTATTTTTATCAGAGAAGAATATCCTCTAATATCAGAATTTTTATCCGAATACTATAAGTGCTTGGATAATCAAAGTTCTGCATATGATATTTTACAAAATATAGATCAATATGTTAAATTAGACCAGGTAACTAATTTAACAGATTCTACAAAACTTACATCAAGTGTAGATTTTATTTCTACAGAGATTGATGTAATTTCAACGAATGGATTTCCTGAAAATAATGGAATAATAAGAATAGATGATGAAATAATTTATTACAAGTCAAAGAATGATACTACTTTTTTGGAATGTATTAGAGGATTTAGTGGTGTAACATCATATAAAAAAAATAATAATCCAGATCAATTATTATTTTCCCAATCAAATATAGCAAGTCATGACAACAACTCTACGGTTGAAAATTTAAGTATTTTATTTTTAAAAGAGTTTTTTACAAAGTTAAAAAAGCAAATAATACCTGGATTTGAGAATAGAGAATTTTATTCTGATGACAATAATAAATTAAATGAAAAGAATTTTATTATTCATTCAAAAGATTTTTATTCGACTAAAGGGACAGACCATTCTTTTGAAATATTATTTAAGGCATTATATGGCGATCCTGTTTCAGTAATAAAACCAAGAGATTTTTTAATTAGACCATCAGACTCAGACTATAAAGTAACAAAAGACGTAGTTGTAGAATCAATTAGTGGAGATCCGACTCTACTCTACAATCGTACTTTATTCCAAAAACAATCTCAGGGTTTAAATGAGACTTTTGCATCAGTAACAAAAGTAGAAAAAATTATCAGAGAATCAAAAATTTATTATATTCTGAGCTTAGATTATGATTATGATAAAGATATCAATGTTACTGGATCGATATTTGGCGACTTTTCTATCCATGCAAAAACTAAAACCACTGAGTATGTTGATAGTCAGTCTACAAATATTATAGTTGATTCCACTATAGGGTTTCCCGATAGTGGAGAGTTAATTGCCAAGAGTTCTTCTGGTAATGACATCACTATCACATATACATCTAAAAATCTAAATCAATTTCTTGGTTGTAGTATTTCTGAAAATATTGATATTGAAACAGAAATTTGCTTGAATGTTTATGCATATTCAGTATATAACGACGAAGAAATAAAAGTTAGAATATTAGGAGTAATCAGAGATTTAAACATCCCAATCGAAAGTAAATATTACGAAAAAGGTGATGTAATAAATTTCAATACTCTTGGTAAGTCATTTGATAACTTTAAATATAATAATTGGATTTTAAATGTACCAAATAAATATGATGTAGAAAGTTTCGATCAATTTGGGTCAGATCAAATAAGAATATACACATACGATTCTAGTTTGATTGATCCTTTAGATGAAATTTATATTCAATTTTTTGATTCAAAGATACAAAACATTAGAGAAGAAATTTTTACAGTAAACCAAATCTCACAAGATAGAAAATCAATATATGTTAATAATTCATATAATATAGAAAAAATATATTATATTAGAAAAAAAATAAAAACATACAATAATATTATTAGTAATGTACAAAATGTATATGGAAATTCAACAAATGAAGTTTATGTAACATCTCAAGGAATTCCAGATTACATAGATTCAAATATAGAAAAAAAAGTTCTTTCCATCTCAATATCTGGAATTTTACAGTCAATAGAAGAATCTAAGATAGGAATATCAACTGAAATAAATAACTCTCAAATTTCAATCAAATCAAATCAAACACATGATTTTATAGATGGAGATGAAGTTGTTTATATTCAAAATTTCAATACTTATCAATTGAATGATGGTAGAAGTATTAATTTGAATGTTTATTCTGGATTAAACAAAAATGAGATATATTATGTCAAGAAAATTAATAATACTGAATTAAAATTATTTAAGAGTAAATCAAATATAAACTCTTTAAGATATACTCCAATATCATATAATAGATTATATTCATCTAAAAATCTAAAAGAAACATTATATGAAGACACCGAAAAAGAGAATTTACTAGCAGAAAATTATTTTCTACAATCAGATAGTTTTATAATACTGTTTGATGATTATAATAATACTGAGATATGGCATTATACTTATTCCACAAACCAATGGGAAAAGATTAACCTAACAATATCTGGAAATTTATATTCAAAGAATTATATTACAAAAGATGGGGAAATAAAATACTTAGAAAATTCTAATTTGATACGACAAATATCTAATCCCATAACTCCAGTTGAATTGGAAGAAACTACACCCGGATCGACAGGAATTTTAGTAAATGGAGTAGAAATATTAAATTATAAATCAAATGATTTTATATACTATGGTCCTATAGAAAAAATAAATGTCGTTTCTGGAGGAGAAGGTTATGATGTTATCAATTTACCGATACTTGAAATTTCTTCTGGTATATCTACATTAGATGTAGCAAAAGCGTATCCAGAAGTTACTGGAAATCTAGTAAGTATTGATGTATTGGATGGTGGGTTTGATTACCTAGAAGAACCTAAAATAAAAATATCTGGGGGAAATGGAGTTAATGCGGAAGCAAAATCAAATTTAATATCATTTACGCATGAGATAGAATTTAGTCCTAATTCGCAAGTTGTAAATTTATCTAATAATACGCTATCATTTTCTACTTATCATAAATTTAGAAACTACGAAGAGATCGTATATGAAACGAATAATAACACTTCAATAGGTGGATTGTCCACTTCATCTAGTTACATAGTTTCAGTCCAAAATGACACAACAATAAAATTACATAAAAATCAAAATGACGCTATATCTGGAATAGCAATCACTTTTACCTCCTATGGTACCGGAACACAAAATATAAAATACAA